ATGGAATTGATACAACAGGCCAAACCTTTTTGCTCGTATTGTATGACGCTTGTGCTACGCTGAGTGCATCAACCTCGCCTTCTGTAATTACTAGCATTTTACCCGCTGAAGTAAACTCTCGTTGCCCGAAGAGCTGCTGCGGCTTGCCTAATACTCTAAATTCTTTTGGTAAGATACGAATCTTATAGCAATCATCTCCATACGGATAGAAATGAGCTGGTTTATCGTTGTATTGGTGAGTCTTTACACCAAAGAATTCAACTACATCCTTCTGAATACCTCTACTAGGCATATCAAGACTAGGATAGTTATGAATATCGGTGATGTCAGTTGATCCAACAATACGCTTATTGGTAGTGGGTTGTTCATCTCCCATGTATTCCTTCTTTCTTGTTTGACACGCAAAACAGTAGGTATGTCCGTCGTTAGGGTCTATCATGACTCCGTCAGAGCTGCCACAATCAGGACATGGATACCTTTTGTTTCCGTGTAAGTTTACAATTTTCTCAGTTCCACTCACGATCATATCTTTCTTTCTTTCTAATTTTCTTTTTCATAGCGTTAATTTGCTTTTGATGTCTACGATTTTTAGCTCTAGACTTTTGGCTAAGCTGTTCAAGTATCATAGCATCTTGTTCAACGATGTCATCAATCAGTTTCTTTGAGTTCTTCAATGAGAATATCTAACCTCTCTTCGCCTTTCTTAACTAGTTCCTTATACATGTGTATTTCGTATACGTATTTATCGTTCCAATCAAAGACATGCTGCAAAGCATCTAATGTAGGCTTTGCAACATTGTCAAGATCACTCGCTTTATTGCTGAACTTTGGAGTCAAAGTTATCTTCAATGGCTTCGTGGTATCGAACTCCCATTCCATCGAGTCCGTAGCTTCCTTGAACCTCATCAGAAAGTTCTTGTACTCCTCCGTTGGATACGTTTGAGTGAACTTCCGTCCGTCCTTTGTTACTATTGCTCGTATTCCCTCCATCCGGTTTGCCGACATCGGCTTTCCCGGTATAACGATCTTCATATCGCCATTCCTCCATGTCCCAAGTCCTCTTCATATATATGAGATTACCTATCATGTTTAGTTGGTTTTCCCAACCACGTCCATACTGGCGTTGCCATTCACTTACAACTTTATCCATACGGTTTTCATAAGTCGTATCTTGTAAGGCCTTTTGCGCAGTCTTTATACCATATCCTTTACGGATTTTAGGTATGCAATCACCCGCATCGCCAATCAAAAGTTGCGTACAAAAGTTCATGTCTGCTGTATCGTCATCAACGAAGTAAACTACTTTACTGTTATAGTTGTAGTGATTACCTGCAATTTGATTTATGTCTTTGTCAATATGCGCAATAATCCAATCGTCTTCTGCTTCACGAGCTTCATGAGCCCAGATACAAACCAAATCATCGGCTTCCATACCATCTGCTGGAACAGCATTCCACTTATCAATGATATGAAAATAAGCGTCATTAAGACGTTCACGAAGATTTTCCTCCATCTTGACTTCTTTGCGTGAAGCCTTGTAGCCTTCATAAATGTCATATCTAAAATTACCTTTACCTTTAACCGCAAGATACGCTTCGTTTGAAAAGCAATCTACCAAAGTATCTCTAATAACTCTATCGACTACGTTTCTAGTATCATGCTTATTATCTTGGGTACAAGCAGCCTTAAATAGAATACTGTCAGCATCTATAAATACTTTCATCTACCTTGTCCTCTATATTTCTTTCGTGTTTTGTATTTTTTGCCTGTAAAAGTAGTCCTTTTACGAGGTTTCAATTCAAAATACATGTTATCTTTTACTATACGCTTTGCCATTTAACTTCTACTCCCCATTCTCCTTTAGGCTGTAAGTCTTTCCGATATAACCACTCAGCTGGACACGTTAACGCGTCAAAACCTGGATTATAGTAAGAGCTATAACACTCTACTATTTTGGTTTTATCAGACTCGTATTCAGATTTAATTTTAGAAAACCAATCTTTAGTTTCCCAGTTATCTGGTATTGGGTGACAAGTATAATTAAACCCGTCACCGAATAAATTAATGGACGTCTGCATAACTTTCTCCAATCTTATAGTCACCACCATCCATACACATTACACCGAAATCTTTTGGTGCTTCACGAAAAGACTCTTGTAGTATTTCACCAACACGTTTAGCGTCTTTATCACTAGCAATATAAGCTATTTCGTCATGATAAAAGATAGCTGGATACGCGTCAAGTTTCTCATCATTAATCTTATTCATAGCATAGCTTGTAGCCGCTTTACAAGTAACGCCTTCTGCAGCTTGCAATAAATAATTAAGTACCTGATAATCACTACGCGCATACACCTTACGGCCGTCAAGACCTGGTATACATCCATATCGGTTATATATTTCTTTGAGTTTTTCGACCAACGAGCCGAATCCTGGTAAGTTAGCCATGAATGCAGCTCTGGCTTCTCGTCCTTTCTTTGCATCGCTTACTCCACACAGCGTTTGACCAAGCTTTGCATCACCCGCACCAAAGAGAATAGCGTAAAGAAAAGACTTAGCCACGCTCCGATTGCAACCCAAAACACTAGCATTCCGTGAATGTTGATCACCGTTAATGACAAGGTCGGTGTAATCGTTATTGCCGACGTAGTGACAAAGACCACGGAGCTGGTTGCCAGCACTGTCAGCGCCAACAACTCTATAACCTGTCTCAGCAATAAAGAGTTCTCTAAGCATGCGACCATACGGAGCATCAACTGCCGGCAAGTTAACGATAACTTCATGACGACAGCGGAAACTTGGAGTACCAACAGTCCACATCCTACCATGAAGTCTAGGATTATTTGATTCGTCATATTTAAGTCTCTCTAACCATGAGTTTATAGTAGCCGCACGGTTCTTAATAGTATAATATCTATCAACCAGTTTACCGATACGACCAAGCTTAGCCAATGATGTTGAAGTTAGCTTAGGTCCTGTGCGTACCCACTGACCAGTCGGTCCTTTCTTTACGTTCCAATCATCAGGTACCCAGCCTATTGTATACAACCACTCTTTTACCAGGTCCATGTTTGATAAAGTAACAGGTTCTATAGTAAACCGTTGAAACTCGTCACCAGGCAGCACGGGTGGGCTGTCAGACACGGCCTCTTCAGCTAAGACGGTACGACCCAAGTATTCCGATAAGATACGAGTAGTTACGGCAGTATAGTAACCCGCTTTGGTATACTTTGCCGTCTTTGGTGTCTTATCAATAAATACTTTAGTAGTTCCAAGTTTTGGTTCTACAATTGACTCAATTTTATTCATGTGTTTATGCATAACATTTAGATTATGCTTTGCACGATTCAAATCAAACAGCCAACCTTTCTTACGAACTTCAGACTCAAATATTCCAATATCATGTTCAACACGTAAGCCTTTCTTAATTAAGCTATTGTTTTCATTAGCCTTTTTAAGTTCTGCTAGTAAAACATGATACACTCTTGTATTTAACTGCACGTCTTGCGTACAGTATTCTAACATTTTTGGTGAGTAAATCTGCCAGCCTTGCTCATTGAATTCAGAGTTATCTTGTTTCTCGTAACCAAGATATTCACCCCAACCACCAAGACCTTGCTTGTGAGGACGATCAAAGTCCAATACTTGCGACATAATCCATGTGTCGATCACAGTAGTTTTCGAAGACGGTTTCCAACCATAAAGCTTTTCCAACGCCATTAAATCAAAGCCAATAATATTATGACCAATTAAGGCATCAGCGGTTTCCATAAATTTCAAACCGGACTCTATAGACGGTAAACCAGGCTGATCAGCGTATCTATAAATCTTTTCTGTCACAGCATCTTGACATACAAGTACGTGACAAACGGTCATCTCCTCCAAGAGACCATTAGTTTCTATATCAAATACTAATTGCATAGCAATCCTTTCTATCTTATAATTCTTCTAGTAGCGGCGCTCCTGCGACGCCTTTATTCTATGATTATATTAGACTCTTCAATAGAACAGCTAGGACAAATGTCAGTTTCATCGTCAATTGTCATAACCTGAAACTCATCACCACACTTAGGACAAGTAGCTATTTCTAACTCTTGCCCTAAGAAGTCTATTTTATCATTCATTTTAGTTCTCCTATAAGAAGTCAGCAGTATCTCCATGATTACCTTTGTGGTCAGGTCCTTGCCAATTAGCAGGCTTTATCAAATCCGGTAAGCCAAACGGATTAGGACGGCTAGCCTTGACTCCGGGTTCTTTGGCCATATTAGCGGCATGAACTTGCCTCCAAGCGTGGTCTGCGTCCACTCCCAGTATATCAAGCGTACCAATGGCAATAACACACATGTCAATAAGACCATCGATAATCTCTTCTGCGTCTTTATTAACAAAAGCTTCACGTGTTTCATTGAGTTCTTCCTCTAAAAAGTTAATGCGAAAAGCTAGAAACTGGTTTAGTACGTTATATTCTTGATCGAACTGTTTAAACGCCAACCATTCATGAACGCCAAACTTTTCATGCATTTCATGAATGTCTTTTACCCATGTACTTGTTCTTTTAGCCAATGCGGTATCTCCCTTTCTTTATATTTTGCAAATCTAATTTTATCTCGTTTATAGAAACCACGATAAGCATTTACAGGCCAGAACTCGTCTGTCTTCAAGTCATCGTGACCACTAAAACATTGTGGATGCTGAGTTAAAGGACCTTGCGGTACTAAAACGTTTGCATGCTTTAACAAAAGACGGTGCTTACCTGCTCCGTGTTGTTTACCGTATCTAAAAGTATACTCCTTTAGCATAGCATCGTACAATCTCCAAGCCCAACGGTAATTAGCTCTTGTTTCACCAGCCCACTTAGTACATGGATGGTTCTTATGTACTGCACGATACAGTTCTCGCTGTTTAGCAAAACCAGGAGCGTGAAGATGCAAGACGGTACAAAGCATTTGAGCCTCTTCCAACGGCATCTTTACAATATGTTTGTCACATAGTTGCTGAGCAATCGCGTCAGGTTCTATGTCGATAATAAACCTATTCATCTTTTCCCTTTCTGAAACGATGTTTAAAGAAAACTATCAAGTTTAGAAACGTATTGATGGTTACCATAAGCAGCAACCACCAATGCGTCCATGACTCTAATAAGTCCATTAAAGGTTTTTCTCACACCACTCTTTTACATGATGAAAATGTCGTGGATAAATGTGAAGGCTTTGAGCTTGCCAAAAGATGTCACCAACACTAAGGTCAAGGTCAGTGGCCAATCTTTCTAGAACTCTTACTTGCCAATACTTGTCATTAAGATAGCCAAAAACTGCGTCATTACTTCTCATTTGAACTACGCAATTAAGATAGTTATCATTGTCAATGTAATAAGTAACAGCGTTTGTACAGCAAAAGTCGTTGATACCATCTTTACGGTAATCAACATGCATAGACGGTCTTTGATAAATCATTGAAGCACGTCTACTATTTGGATTAGTTTTTAGTTCTCGTAATACATTATCGTATTGAGATCCGTTTTCTTTACTGTAAACCATCCAACCGTAGTTAGAGTTTATATCACCACGACTATTTGCCGCATGAGTTTTCCAAATTACAGGTACTTTGCCGTATAAATCTTGAAGACGGTTTACATTACACTCTTGCGTATCATACCAATCACATTCAGCTATTTGATATGCCACGTTAGGCTCGCCAAAAATAGAGTCTCTGTTCGCTATAAAAGAGGCTCCTATAATTTCAAGCATATTTTCTTTATGTCGTTCATGCTCATTGTGCATGTACATAATTGCAAAAGTTTTTCTAACGTCTCCTACATTATTCGTAATCATTATAAATCTCTTCCACTTCGTTGTAGGTAAATGTTACATCTTGTATCAAGTCTTCGATTGTAGCATAAGCAGACCATAGATCTGCTTGTACTCCTTCATGATCGATGCGCTCAATAGAGTCAAGTCCCATCTTTAAATGTCTTATTAGCTTAAGTATAAAAGCTTTATCATCATCCATTTTCTTGAAGTTCCTTTCTCTTTTCATTAGCTATCTTTTGTAGCTCTTTTGCGCGTGCTTTTGTTGGTGCGCCAAGCTCTGCTCTAAGACGGTCTTCCATTTCTAACAAGACGGTTTTCTCATGAGGCCATAGCTTGCCAAGACGGATAGTCAACGCCGCTTTCTTAGTGCCTTTTTCCCAGCCATCTTTCCAACGTAATGTAGCGCAGTCAGACCACACTTCAGCAAATCTTTCCATGCCTTTGTTGTGATTATCTGTAGTGCGAGTTGTAGCACAGCCACCTGCTGCTTGTGTCTTATTACCTGCACTAGCAAACTTATTCATGTTAAGTACAGGATATCCGGCCTTTACCATTTGACATTGAATATGAAAATCTTCAGGCAAAAACTCGTCTTCTTGCCATTGTTCTCCAATCCAGTCATAGTTATGTGGGTTTATTACGCTAAAATCAAACCAAGTATTAGTGTACACACGAGAATTAACACCACCAGGAAAATCGCTAATCCCAGCCGGAGAGATTCTCTGTCCAAGTCCTCCAACTCTGAAGCCGACGTCACACGCGGTTTGAATATCTTTAAACAAAACATTCCAATCTTCCTCTTCCATGGCGGTAAATTTCAAAAAAGGCCATGACCCGTCCATGCCGTCATCTTTAGCCTTACAAAATGTTAAGTCATCATCCATTTGCCATTGAATAAACTCCATACCGAGCTCTTTGGCTGCCCACTCACGTCGTTTAGCGATCCCTCGAACCTCGTCAGGACATGCCTTTACATTACAGATAGATCCATACCGTTCCATATGAGCATCGTACTCTTCGGGATAAACCAGCAGAGTCGTAATATTTTGTATAGTCTTTGGCATTTGAGACAGAGTAACTTGATTATCTACTCTGCCTCTTGTAAAAATTACTGGTGTTATCATTAGTACAGTCCTCCTGGAATTAAATAGAAGTCTACTAGAACCATAAGAAGGCCAATTAGAATTCCCCATGCAGCTGTGTTAATTGCTTTTAAGACTTTAATGTACATTACTTATTCCTTTCCATCCATACGATAGCTCTTGCTGCGTAGTTAATCAAGTCTCGTAAACAGTCGTCAGCAGTATCAAAGTTTACTGAACCTTTCTGTTCCATGACTGATCTAAACCGCAACACTTTAGTTGTTAGCATAGTATCAAAACTGCGCCAACCATGAGGATAATAGTCATCATCCTTTACTGAACCTCCTTGATAATCTACTCCCTTACTAGCCATAAGAGAGCCACACTCTTCAAGCACTTCAATTGCGCGCTCGTAATAGCTATCTTCATCATCAAGACGGTCAAGCTCATGAAACGTTTCCGTAAGAAAATCGCTGTCATCTTCATAAGCTGCTTCGAGTAAATCACTCAACGATTCTGCTTTCTTAGCCATTTTATCGTCTTCCTCTCTCATTCTTCGTAACATATACGCATAGTATCTCTCATTATCAGTCATTATCGTTATCACCGTAAGAGATCTCAATAGTAATAGTACGGAAGAAGCTATCAACAAAAGCGTCAATATCCTCTCCCGTCCAGTCTTTAGCATCTTCCGCTATTTCATCGGAAATACAGTCAAGTACTTGGTAATACTCAATATGGTCCTCAGTCATATCATACTTAGAAACTAATCGACCCGCTGCTCGAGCCATCCATACACTATACATACGATTATTTAGCGGAAAATCTAAAACCATTATATTACTCCTATTTATTATGCTACATCATGTACATACACATCAAAATGAGTAGCATATTCATGACGTAGGCTTTGATCAGCGTTATAATGAACCATACTACCATCAGCCTTACGACGTGGACCACGAGCCATTAACATAACACGCTTTTTAGCACCTAACCATGAATATCTATCTAACTTCTTATTGTATTCACGTACACTAAGTTTCAAACTCGCCAATTCAGGATCTGATTTATCTTTAACTGTAAAGCGATATGCTTCGCTACGATTGTATGTTCCTGTGTCTGACTTACGAAGTTTTGTGTTTTGATAATTTGCCATCTTTACTGTCCTTCCTTTGTAAATTAATTGGCGATAAATTTCTATCGTTATGAAGTCTTGCTAAAGTTTTCTTTGACTTAATTATGGATACCTTGTCTCCTGCATCAATCTCTTTAGATACCATTCGCATTTCTCCAAGTCTTCTATGCCGCCTTTATAACGGAAACGCCACAGATATTTCAATGCGTTGCCATGAAGATAAAACTCGAAACCTTCATCTTGCTCAAGACAAGCAGCAATCGCATCAATACACTCAATACTACCTTGATTGTAATGAGCAGGACTATTTACCATATCTGGCTTATCTTCCTCGTCTAATAGCTTATTAAACATCGAGACCCTCCTCATTAAACATCTCTCTTACTACTTCATCTGCTCGTTCCATGGAATGATCTACAAGCTCTTCCCGCATCTCTTCGGTCCAATCATA